TTCAGTACCCAGTTTACAATCATTCTGCGCTTTTGAGAGTCTGCCAACGATGTGCGCCCAGACATACCCATGCAAACACACGATCACTACCGGGATTGCTGTTGAACACAATATCACCGCGTGTGCCGGACCATCCTGGTACCTGCGTGGCATGACCAAATTTGTGTAAACCTACTCGGAGTTGTTTGATAGTGGTAAGGCCAGAAGTATCTACCTCTATCTGCGGATCTCGATTGACCCCAATTGCCAGACCTTGGTCTCGATTGGTTCCTATATAAGCCTGTTTGGATTTGTTTTTTCCTATGACCACTGACACTTCTTCATCCCATACACTTAATGCCATTTCTGGTGCATCTGTGTTGATACCCAACCGACGGCTGACCACATGCACAGTATCATTGATTTTGGCCTGGCCACGCACAGTCAAATCTTTTAAATGACCCACAGTCTGTAATCTGCTGTCAGTGATAGATGCGCTCAAAGCATTGTTTTCTACCAATAACGAATCACCGATCTTGACCTGATCAAACTCGATGCCATCTTGACTGATTTTTTGCTTGACCTGATCAACCAATTGATCTTTCCATTCAGTGTTGATTTTCTCCAGCGTTTTTTCACTGATGGCGTCTGACAGAAATTGCCAGCTGGGATTGTTGATGTTAACGGTGCCTGTCACTGCTAAATCGCGTATGACTGCTGTGCCCATTACTTCAAGAGCTTGAGTGGTCAAATTGTTTTCTACCACAGTAGCATGATCCATGACAGTAAGTTGACAGGCTGTGGCACGATCATCTATCCCAGTGCTGCTGAATTTGGTCAACAGATCTTGTCTGAATTTGATCATGTTTTCGTCTACTCGCTGTTGTATCATGGGATTAAAATCTATGCCGCCCATGGTAGACACAATCCGTTGTGTGACTGTTTGACTTATTTGACGTTCAATTTGAGACAACCATTTTGGATCTTGAAACAAATGATCAACAACAGTTTGTACGCTGTTTTCAACGGCCTGATTCACAGAAGACTTAACCACTGTTGCATCAACAAATTGCGATACTCCTGGAATATTTCCTTCTGCGAATAAGGTGCTAACACTTTCTTTGACTGCACTGATAATTTCAGGCATTGACGAGGCATTGGCAAATTTTCCTAGTATACGATTTTGAGTATACTGTAATATTTTTTTCTCTAGGTCTTCCAACCATTCATCTGAGGTTAATACTGTCAATACTTGATCATTGACCGTTTTAGCTATTTGTTGCTCTACCATGCGGGTTACTGCATCTGCATCAATCATGCTTTCTCCATAGGTCTAGAGTCACACAATGAAACCCTCCGCCTAAAGTGCGACTATGCCGCAACGTAAGTGGTATCACTGTGAACTTTTTTTGCTCTAATAACTTAATTAGTTGGACTTGTGCGGCATCCAAAATAACCGTTTTGGGATCTAGTGCCAGCATGTTCATGGCTATCCATTTTGATGCATATGGATAGCCATGAAATCCCTGAGGTACTATCATGTCTTCGGTGACCCATATTTTATCCCAAGATTTGAAAGCCTGTGGACAACTAGATTCCGTGACACGGCTGGCATTGAGCAAAACCAAGCCTTCGCGCAAAGGTACTATAGTCGAATCTATATGTACCCCACTGTAGAAGTTACACCGTTCAATTGTCACGTCAGGAAATTTTTCACACAACCATTCGTAGGCACGGCGATTTCCTGAAGCCGACTCCAAGAACAACCAGGTATCGCCTAGCCTACACACATTGGCTGCGTCCATGATCATGTCTTGATCTCTGGGCATGGTCAAGACATTGTGGGCATCTGACAACAGTCGATGGTAGTTCTCGATTTCTTGATTGCGGCATGGATACATCATGTTGACATCTACCACGGTGTCTCCCCAGATCAAGAGCCGATCTCTAGGACAGTAGTTGTACATGCCTTGTTTCTGTACAAAATCCATGGGTCGGGGTCTATATACCGTTGCTCCATAACGTAACAAGATTTCACTGAGTATATCAAGTTCTTGGTTGGCTTCGTCGACTATCCAATCTGGAACTGCTCCAGAAGGAACCGGTGTTTGTGTCCAGGTTGTTTTTTTGCTTTCTTCCGCAAACACCGGATCTGTGCTGGGCCAATTAGCCTTTGAAGCCGACCCAACTATGATTGACCTCAGTGGATCCCACTCGTTGCGTGTGTCGATCATACATGTCCTGTGATTTGTAAGGTGTATCTAGGAGTCAACCCTAAATTGGCTGCCATGTGCGGCGTGTCATAGGTCCATTCAATCGCGGTACCGGCTCGCCAGTTGACAAAAGGTTGACCATTGTATTCAGCATAGTGGCCAGGTTGCCAGTCCTCCAAAAATACCACGGCGCGATGTATGGAATTTTCTTGACCTTTGAGATCAAACAGTTGTATGTATTTCAGATACAAATCACTGTGTGTAGGCAAAACTGTGCCAGTGTTCATTCTGTAATAACTGGTACCAATGTCTTTCCATCCTTGTCCAGCAAATATATCTACGAATCGTTGATTCCACGACGGTTGCGGACTACGCATGTCGCACATGTCTCCGGTAAATTGGTTGGCATATCCTAAATTTTGCCAACGTTGTAATTCTGCTGTGTCATTGAAATGTTCATTGATATAGCACAGATTCTGGTATTCGTCGTCCCAAAATTTTGACAATTGAAACTTGTGTAAATAATATTTTTTCATAGTTAGGTTGCGTAAATATCTACCTATGAACATTCCTATAGATAGACTTTATCAGTACATTGAACATGTTGCCGAAACACATTGTGATGATAATGTATTAATTTATCGTTTTTGGCCACATGGATCAAAAAATATAAAAGATTTGAAACACATCAAAAGCAACGGTCCAATGGATGTGGCCACACATTTTCAAATCTATTGCAATGATCAAGAACCTTTGAATTATGATCTTTATGAGTATTGTGACAGTGAGTTAGAAAAACAACTATCCACATACAATCTAAAATTTTCAAACAATCTTCGTGTGGAAACAAATATTTTTGATCAATGTGTGTTGTTACACAGCGAGCAAGGAGGAAAAAATTTACAAAAATATCAGGACAACGGAAATTTCGTTCTTGCACACTATTGGAGTCATGCTATCATAGCCAGAGACTGGTTTAGATTTGCCGAACATGCTGATTTTCAAAAAAATGTTACAAAAAAATTTTTAGTATATTGCCGAGCCTGGACAGGAACTAGAGAGTACAGATTGTATTTTGCCGATCTGTTGATAGAAAAAAAATTACAAGATCATTGTCACATGTCTTTCAACCACCTAGATAATGATTCTGGAATACACTACCGCAACTATCCCCTGCAAGATTGCTTGTGGTTACCAAAAAATCATGTTGAAGATTATTTTTTACCTAATTGTTCCTCCAGTAATTCGAGTGCAGATTTTATTGAGCTGGATTATCAATCCAGTGAAATTGAAATAGTTTTAGAGACGCTGTTTGATGATGATAGAAATCATTTGACCGAAAAAACTCTGAGACCAATTGCCTGTGGTCAACCTTTTATTCTGTGTTCTACTCCTGGCAGTTTACAGTATCTCAAAAACTATGGTTTCAAGACCTTTGATAGTGTATGGTCGGAAGAATACGATAACATACAAGATCCAAAACAACGCCTTGAATGCATAACAGACCTTATGTGCGAAATCAATTCATGGAGTTCGTCATTGCAGGAAGAAAAATTACATCTAGCCAAAAATATAGCCGTGGCCAACCAGAAACTTTTTTTTAGTCAACTATTTTTTGATCAAGTTGTTGGCGAGCTCAAATACAATATTACCACTGCCTTAGATACCTTGGCCAGCAATAATACCTGTAAACGTTATTTGCACAACATTGAGACTTTTAAAACGATTCCAGAACTTTGGGAGCAGGTGATAGCTCATTTTACTGCCGATGGAATAAATCGACTTATAAATCTAGCTGAAATTATTAACACCGGCCAACGCAAAAAATAAGTAGACTTGTGAAAGCCTTACTTGCTCTAGTCCTAGCACTCAACCTTTCTCTCACACAAGCAGAAACCTATGTACAGGTCAATGGCGCTAGCCTACATGACCGGTCAGGATACAATGGTTTCAACTGGGGTGCCGGACTAGAGCAGGGCATCACCGATCGTTGGAGCATAGCTGGTGGTTGGTATCGCAACAGTGACTATCGTGGCAGTACCTATGCCTACGGTCGTTATGCTTTGTATAAAAAGGATAGTTGGGATATTGGTGTTGCTGTAGGTGCCGTCACTGGATATCAACGTGCTAGTGTAGTGCCCATGGTCTTTCCTGAAATGTGTTATGGTTGGACATGTGCGTTGTTTGCGCCCAAAGTTGATGACACCGGGGCAAACGTCATTGGTTTCAGATTGAGAATACCTGTCAATTAATTTTTAAAAATTATAGGAACCAACACTTCTTTGCCCCATTGTATATAGCTGTCTTTTGTGGGGTGGAAACTAGAATCAAATTCTAATTTTTTGTGCAGGCACCAATCAACTATACTTGATTCTAAATTTAAAACTTCAACGTTTTTTAACTTATGGATAAAATCAAAAGATTTTTGAAGTTGGTCCAAAGGTAACATTGAATTCCATCCAGAGTATACTATGATTCTTTCAACAATGTTTGACCATTTATAAATGTCGCACATGAGAGTCTGCATATTGTAATAAGGATTTGAATTAAGATTTTGAACATAATCATTGTTACACAACAACGCGACATGTTCTAGTTTATAAAAATTAACTTTTTCAGGAATCCAATCAAAAAATTCACTGTATGGTATACCATTTTTAAATTGTTCTTTGACCATTGGCAGTATTTCAAATCCTCGATGCGGGGACGTAATTTGCCACAACAATGTGGTGTTTGTTCCTACCTGATTGTCAATCAGAAAATTGTTGAGCCTGTGCATTTGTAAAAGATTACTCCCGGCTGACACCGCAAGATTTTCAATTTCTAAATTATAAGTTTGATTTATATAATTAACAAAACCATCTTGAGCGGTCAAACTACAGCCCAGAGCTACATACTTTTTCATAAAAATTTATTGTGGTTTACAAATATTGCTGGCCTTGATTCCGTTTAATGTAAACTGCCTGACCCACTTGTCCGCTTCGCTGTGTAAACCTGGTAGGTGATGCGGCAAAAAATACCAGTTCAAGCAGTTCCAAGTAACACAATCAATCCACCAGTTGACATAATTATTTAGATGTAGCCTTATAGGTTCCCATCCAGTCACTTGGCTTACCTGCCGCAAGTCTTTCATCCATGGCCCCATAATATGCCTCCAGTTCTGGGCAGGCTTTGACACATCCTGGAATCAAGGCCTGTGCCTGTTTCCATTCGCCTGCATAATACAGCGTGATGAACTCCTGATGCAGATCTGTTTCAGTAGCTAATGTATATATGCAGACGCCTTCAGTCTTGCCTTTTACTGCTATGCAGTCTAGTTCCGCAACTGAGTAGGAATCTCTGACAAGCTCAGCAGTACGTGGTCCCAATATGATGCGAACGCCATAAGGTTTTGACTGACCTTCGAGTCGGCTCGCCAGATTAACGCTGTCACCAAGGCAGGTGTAATCAAAACGCTGATCACTGCCCATATTACCAACAACCACGGTACCAGTATTGATACCAAGGCCCATGCCAAAAGGCGGAATGCCTTCTTGACTGATTTCACGATTGAACTCATCCAAACTCTCCATCATTTGTAAAGCTGTACGCACAGCGTTGCGAGCATGATCTGGATCATCCAAGGGTGCGTTCCAGAATGCCATTTGTGCGTCTCCAATGTACTTGTCCAAGGTTCCTTCGTTCTCTATGATCTTGGCAGTCATGGCCGTCATGTAACGATTCATAATTTTGGTCAGGCCTTGTACGTCGGCACCATAGTGTTCGCTTATTGTGGTAAAGCCACGTACATCTGTAAACATGATCGATAGCTCTCTGCTTTCGCCACCCAGGGTCAACAGCTCAGGATTTTTTTGCAATCGCTCAACCATGGCTGGGCTGAGATATGTTCCAAATTGTTTCTTTATTTGTTGTTTTGCTAAGAATTCAGATACAAATTTAATACCATAGGCATGGAGAAGCACAAGCACAAGCCCAATGAACGGAACAGTTGCGTCCAATAACCAAGAGTTAGTTCTATACATCCAATAAGGAAATAATAAACTGCTGCCGAGTAGAAAAACAGAAAAAGAAATTCCAACATAAGTCCACCTCAATAAAAATAGTAATGCAACACCGGTCACTATCAGCACCACGATTTCAGC